GATGCAGTCGCGCCCACCAATGGACCGGATGTAGTCGCCGTACACAGTGCCTGCCTTACTCAACTCGACCAGCTTGGCGTTGTCCACGCCCAGCGCTGCGTTGAACAGGCGATGGCGTAGCTTGCGGCCCGGCCCTTCGTTGTTGAACACGACGATGCTGCGCTCGCGGCCCGGATACAGGTCGTCAAGCTGCGCTGCCATGTGCGTCAGTTCGCTGGCGAAGAACGTGGACTTGCCGCTGTCCACCCGAGCAGCCACGATGTAGAAGTCGCCTTCCCACAGAGGCTTCAGGCACTGGTTCAGCACGTTCAGGCGGAAGTGGAAGCCCTTGTCGTTGGCCTCGTCCTCCAGCATGTCCTCGATGCGATCCTTGACGCGGGGATGCTTGCGCTCCCGGCTGATCCACGTCTCGTGCCGGTCGGACAGGGCACGCAGCGTGGCTGTGAGGTCCGCCTCGCCGTCGTTGAACTGCTCCAGCAGGGTCTGTAGCTTCGAGGCCGTGGCGAGCGACACAAGGCGCTCACGGATGCCGTCCTCGGTGCCGGGTGGTGCCGCGTTCCTGATGTCGGCAATGGCAGCGCGGAAGATCGCAGAGGCTGCGGCGTCCAGCTTGGGGTGAAGGGTGAAGAAGAAGGTGGTGAATGAGGCGGGGTCGATGCGCGCTGCTTCGGGGTTCGATTTAAAGAACCGACCGTAGTCCTTCAGCACCGTGCGGGTCGCCAGTTCAAGCGATTCCACAGGCACGAAGTTAATCAGGCGATCGTACTGCTCCCGCTCTTTGAGAAGCCTGAGTAGGCTTGAGTCAAGAGCCATGCAATGTCGCTCCGCGATAAGAGTTTAGGGTCACGCCGGGTGACGATCTGACGATGCTTCAGTCCGACGAGGGACAACGTGTTACAGATGGACCGCGCAGCATCTCTGCCGGGGCGGTCAGGGTCGAGCCACACAACCACGGGCTTGCGCTCAGCGATCAGCTTGGCGAGCACCTTGTCGGTCAGGGATGTCCCGAGCAGCGCTACGCCTCGGCCTACTTCACCGACGCGGAACGCACTCAGGATGTCCTCGACCAGCACGTTCGCTGGGCCTTTGCCGAACTGGGCCACGATGTGGCGCTTGTCGATGGCTGCACCGAGGTATTTCGGCTCGCGTCCGTCGATGGACCGCGCCTGCCAATAAACAAGGCGGCTGTCGTCGAACACGGGCAGCACCACGCGGTTCGTGGGCTTGTGGTGGTACGCACCTAGCTGCTTGAGAGAGCGACGGCCTACAGAGGCTTTGAGCAGCCATGTGTAGGCGTCCTCGGGCCAGGTGGTTGGATCGAAGTTCATCGGCAAAGGCAAGGCCGTGGTCGATGCCACCGCCTCGTCAGCCGCCGACTCCTCTCGCATCCGATTCACCCGCTCAGCGAACGACTCCTTGGGCTTCCACTCCATCACGATCTCGTGACAGCGGAAGCACCAGCCCGACCACTTATCCCGCTCATGCGAGATCAGCAGCGTGGGAGAGTTCGATGAACCCGTGCAGCCGTGGAAGGCTCGACCCTTCCCGCCCAGCTTCAGGCGCTGCGCGGCCTTCAGCCAAGGCTCGGCCACGCGCACCTCGCTAGGTCGTTTTCGGATCGGGCAGTTTGATGGCCCACACCTTGACGATGCGGGACTGGGCCTTGGCACGCTTGGCCTTGACGACGCGATCCGTGGGTTCGATCAGGCCACGCTTGACAGCGCTACGGGGCAGCGTGCCCCACGCGTTGATGCTCGACGGATCGAAGGCGTAGGGCGAGGCGCGGAACTCGTCGAAGTTCATCTCCGTGAAGCCACGCATCAGCCGCATACGCAGCCACATCTTCAGGCCGAACAGCGCCTCCTCCCGCCATGCGGCCCCGGCGTGCTTCGCAGCCTTGGCCTGACCTTCGGCCTTCAGTTGCTCGCCAGTCATGCGTCCACCAGCTTGTACGTCGTGACTGCCTCGCGCTTCACCTTGCGCAGCACCGTCGTGCGCTGGATGATCTGCACCTCGACGATCTCGAACGGGCCTCGGTAGTTCGCGGCGTTCTCCTGCACGAACGTCTCGCAGTCAGCGACGCTCGACTTGCGGGTGATCGCCTTCGGGCGGTCCAGCGGCAGGGATGCTGCGCGCACCTCGAAGTGCCGACCTTGCGACACCTCGGCAGCGGGCAGCGGGAACGTCTGCTCGATCAGTTCGAAGCGGGTCGGGTCGTTGCCCCGCTCTGCGGCGTCCTCCGTGAAGCGGACGGAACTCACGCTTGCGCTGGACACCGTGAAGATTTCACCCGGCTTACCTGAGAAGCATGAATACTCGCTCGACTTGATGCAGCGGACCTTGTCACCTGCCTTGAATTTGTTGAACATTACAGTGCACCTCCGATCAGCTTGGCTTCGGCCTCGGCAGCGCCGTACACGGCGTCGGCGTGGTCTTCGGCTTCGTCAGCACGGGTAACGGCCAGCGTCTCCTGCTTGTACGCCTCGTTGGCGATGCTGACGGCGATGCTCGCTTCCGTTGCAGCGACGCGGTACTTGGCCTTGGCGACGGCCACCGTGAAGCGGAGGGACTTGACGTGCAGGTTGATCGAAGCAGCGTGAACACGGCGGGTGAAGCGGGCGATTACGGACGAGATCGACATAAGAACTCCTAAAGGTTTGTGTGCGGATAACAGATACGGAAACAGGCCGGGCAGTTTCAGGCAGGCGTCAGCTTCGACTTGATCCAGTCGATGCGTGGCTGGTACAGGTGGTGCGTGTCGTTCACGGAGGCTTCCTCGTACGCTTCCTTGCCGAACGGATAGACGCGGTCGAGTCCGTCCGTCTTGAACAGCGCGGAGAGTTCGTTATCAACGGCCTTCCAGTCGCCATCGAAGTAGAACGTGTTCGAGCACAGACCATAGCCTCGTTCGAATGGCTTGGACGGCGGCGCTCCTGCATCGATCCATGCGAGGTAGTCCGACAGGAACTGCTTCAGTTCTTCGCTCATGCGGCCTCCTGTGCGGGTTCGATCCAGCCGTTCATCTGCGGGTTCGCAGCTTGCGCGGCGATCAGTTCGCGGAAGCGCTGGGCCATGATCGCGGTTGACCACGCCTTGGCGTCCCGGAAGCCGTGTGCACGGGCAGCGCGGTCCAGCTTGCGGCGGCTGGGCTTCGAGGTGCGTCCACCGACGCTCGACATGTTGAAGGCGCGCATTACAGTGCCTCCTTCTTGAACACGCAGGTGTGGCGGTACGTGCACTCGTAGCCGATCTCCGGAACCACCTTCAGGCTCGCGGCCTTGGCCTCACGGAGAGCACGCTTCAGCCCTTCCACCTCGCGGATCAGGCTCATGTTGTTCTTGCTCGACGCCAGCAGGTTGTCCGTCAGCGTCTCACGCTCGCGGATCAGCCCGGCATTGGCGCGGTAGATGCGCTCGTTGTGCGCCTTCAACTGGGCGACGTGGTCCCCCTGTGCGCGGATCACACGGTTGCGGGCTGTGAGCACAGCGCTGTGCTGCTCGTACGGCACGGAGAAGAACAGCTTGGAGGTGAGGCGGCGTCTGTCCTCACGGAGTTCTTGGATTTGCTGCTCGCTCTTGGCGAGGTCCGTCTTGCGAACGATCTTGAACATGATTAGGCGGGGTTCCCGTTGCGTGTTACGTGGAAGGTCTGGATGTTTGCGACTGCGGCCTTCTGCTTCTCCGTGTGCAGCTTGACGCACTCGGCAGCGGCCTCGCGGTACGTCTCGTAGCCCTGCTTGCCCCATGCTCCGGTGAAGGTGTAGAAGACGTGCCACTTGTCATCCTTCATCTGGACATCGAAGCCCGGCGTTGCGGAGGGTGCTTCCGGCGTGTTCGTGCGGCGATCTTGTCTCATTGCGTGAATGTCCTGTAGATGCGGGACCGCAGGGTTGCGGCCACCTTGTCGTTGAGTGCGTCGTGATACCCGATGTCGTAGCCCCACTGGTAGCCGACGAATACGCCGACCACGATGCAGCCACCGATAACTAAGAAGTCCATAGCGTGGGCCTCAGAGGAGTTGTTGCGATGTGGGCGTACTTCTCGTCGCCCTTCAGGTACGCGGCGGCGGCGTGCGCCCCTTTGCTCGTGGCGTAGGTACGGCCGAAGCGCTTGGTGTACGTCTTGCCGTTCGAGGCGTCGAGGATGAAGTAACGAGTGTGCTCACCCGGCTTCTCGCCCACGCCCATGTGCTCCACCAC